CTTTATCTCCTATGAAGTTAAATGGCAACAACATCGTCATAATTTACGGTCTCCTTTCCGTAAAAGGCAGGTTTTCGAATTGCACATAACGGGTTCGGGCTAAACGATAGTGGCGGTTTTCGGAGCGATACACTTTCAATTTACTACCAACCTTATTATATGTACTGACCTTTGATATACCACCAGACCCGCCATTTCGTTTTAGCCCGTGTTATCTGCTGGCGGATTTTCACCCGAAAACTTCAATCGAAGCACGGTAATTTTTTATTTTTTCGTGCGGTGGGCAAAAATTATTTTTATTGATTATCAGCAACTTAGAAAATATTCCAAAAATAATTGCTAAAATACTTGTGTATATCATATATACGATGTATATTTGTACTATCAATTTAAAACAAGAACAAAATGGAATACACAGCAAAACAAATCGAAAACGCAAAAAGAAACTACAACTCAATGTTGAGAATACACACACTTGCTGATTATGATGTTGAAACCATTGGAAGAAACACAGCAGAACAGAGAATGGATTACCACAACAGAATAGTATCTGACATCCGCAACGGAAATAAAGAACTTGAAAGAGAATGGAAACTATTCTTTTTGAAAGAAGAAGTAAAAGCTGACCAAAAAGCCGCTGAAAGCAAAGCAAAATTAACAGCTAATAAAGAAGCTTCTGCTGACATTTTAGCTCCAATTAAAACAGCTAAGAAATTGGGTGATTTTGGAAAGTGGTTGAATACTGCAGGAAACCCATTTAGAAAGCAACATTTCAATAAGAAATATACAGTAGAAGCAGTTAACGAATTTTTACAAACACTTTAAAAATCAGAATTATGAAAACGCAAATTTCACAATTAAGAAGCGGAACTAAGAATCAAATTCTTAACCCCGAAATGGACTATTCTCAACTTCCTAAAGCTACATCGCACGTTGGGCATAGCGGAAGCAATCACGCAGATGTTGAAAGCATTTGGAAGCGTATCACAGATGAAAATCCCGAAACAATGAAAGTAATTGTAAAAGGAATAGAAGTTGAATTAAAAGCCAATTGGTCACTTTCTCGCAAATCAGTGAGCTATTGGGGAAGCATTTCAAAAGAAGATTTGGAAGATAAATTCTCTTTGAAATCATCAAAAAAGGAAACTCCTTCAATTTCCATACAACACGGAAACATCATTGTGGTGTCGAATGGTAAGAATAGTTTTAGCCACATTTGCCCATCTTTAATTGAAATTTTATGAGAAAAAACATAGACCTATCCGATGAAGCCGTAAAGGCTCTTTCAATTCAGGCAATTGAAAACGGAACGAACTTCAAGAATTACGTAGAAGCGAAGTTGGAAGAACTTGCTAAAACCAAATTGCCCCCAAGGGCAAAAGAGGGAGGGAAGAAAAAATAAAAAATTACTTCCGCAAATCTGCAATTGGAACAGTTCACCCCGCTTGCAGATAACGGATAGTTGTATGATTTCGTGCCGATTTAAAGCACTAACCTACAAAAACAGATAAATGATGAACAAAGAAGAAAAGATACAAATACACCACCCAAACGGCATGAATTATACAACGTGTTATAAGCCGTTATTGTGCGGTGGGGAATCAAAACCCATTTCAGAGGTTGTACGGATGGATAACATGCAGTTTATGGCTGCCTTTCCAGATAACTTTTTTGACTTGGCGGTGGTTGACCCTGAATACGGTATAGGGATAAGTAGCAACCCATTTAGACAAAAGCAAGCAAAAAAAGACTGGGATGCAAAACCACCGAGCGAGGCATACTTTAAAGAACTGTTTAGAGTTTCAAAAGAGCAGATAGTGTGGGGAGGGAATTACTTTGATTTACCACCAACGCAGGGTTTTATAATATGGGATAAAATGCAACCTTATGACTTTAGTAGTGCCATGTGCGAGTTTGCGTGGAGTAGCATACAGAAACCAGCTAAAATATACCGTAAACATGTAGTAACAGCAGAAAAGAACAAGATACATCCCACGCAAAAGCCTAAACAACTATACAAGTTCTGTTTAAAATTTTGGGGTGGCAAAGGCAAAATATTAGACACTCACTTAGGCAGCCAAAGTAGTAGACTCGCAGCGTGGGAAATGGGTTTTGATTTTTACGGATGTGAGATTGATAAAGACTACTTCGAAGATGGTTGCAATAGATTCACAAATGAGACTAAGCAGCTTTCTTTGTGGGTTGGCTAATGGCTTATAAAACGGACATTACCCGTAATAAACATTTCGCATTACACACACAACGCAAAATATTACATCAACAAGGGGTGTTGATACACAGCGAGTTACTCCATTGCGGCGGGGTTTTTTTCTCGAAAGGAATCAGTAAATCGTATCACGCTGATACACAACACGTTGGGAGGCTGTAGGGAGGCGTAAAAGAAAACGGCCTGCACGGTTGGGCGCGCTGTTTGGAAATATTAGGTTAATTATGTTAAATAGAAAGTTCTTTTATTGGGTCACCGTTTTCATCCACCTTCCATTCATTGCCTCGTATCCAGTATTTGTTGTGAATCGCTTTTGACAACATACCAGTCATCACGCTGAGGAGTTCGTCCTTACAAATCACCTCAACCTTTGCCATTATCTTTTCGTCTCGCCTCCATTCAACCAAGCAGGGTGTTGTGGTGATGTGCGGCTTGCTGGTATCGAGGGCGTTCTTTTTAATGAACTCCCTAAACTGAGTTGGTTCTACGTTGTACATGGCTACTCCTTCTCGTAAACAATGCTATTCTTTTGCCCAGGCATCGGCTCGCTGTGCATATTTTGTCCTGTTGTGATTTCTTTAGGTATTCGATCGAAAGCATCACAACTTATTCTGTCGACTTTTCTGTGAAAATGCTTGCATGTATTACAAGCAATTTCAGTCAATGGTACATTGTCCTCTATAATTCCGCTCATAATGTGGTGTGTATTTATTATAAAGATACAAAAAATATCGTTACAATTGCTTCAAAGTCATTACTATTTTTCCTGTAACTCCTTTTTTTTGAACCTTAATACTTTCAATTATAAATTCTTCCCCCCTGTTAAAAAGGATTTCTTTCTCATTAGGCTTTAGGCTTAGCTTTTCCACCAAAACACCATTCTTGCCTTTTACTGTGATTTCCATTTGGTACTGCGCTGCCGTTTTGAATTTCATAGCCTCTACCTTATCATAGGATGTTGACATAAACCCTTTGTCGCTAAATATTGAACCCTTTTTTAGTTGAGAATACCTCTGCCATAATGTTTCATCCAGCGTCATCCCCCTGTAGCTTGTTGTTTCAACCTTTGGAGCTTGCTGCAAGAACCTATCAAGCTCATCGATTCTTCTTTGGCTTTCCTCCGTAATATGCTTTTTGAATCTTAAATCACCGTTCATTTTATTGTAACCTCCCCCCGTGTACTCTTCCAATATAACCCTTTGGCTTGGCGATGGGTTATATTCCGCCATCGCCTTGACTGCTTCTGGAATTGACTTGGTGATTATCGGCTTAACTATACTAAGTGTAATTGACTCTAAGTTATGCTTCAGCCCATTCTCCAAATTCGCCCCCTTAAAGTTATCCCTCACGAAGTAGGGCTGCGACTTCCATCCCTGCGCCCGCTCGGCATTGGTTTTAACCCAGTCCTTAAAGCCGTCCGGCACATCGGTAACCGTGTTGTGCGACTGGAACTTCTTATACTCCTCTCCCCTTAAAGCAGCCCTTAGCTCGTTCAGCTCGTCGGTATTGTACTCTTCGGGGTCCATCAGGATTGGAACTGCGTAGCACATACATTGGGGATGCCAACCCTTGAATACGAACGATTTGGGATAGCGCCCTTTCAGCTGGTCGCATATCTCCACCTTGCCGGGGTTGCTCTTTTCCCACTCCACCAGAAAGGCCTCGTGCTTATTCGAGACCTTCACCTCGAACCCCACCACGAAGTCCAACTTCTGCCAGCGCAGGTGGTCCGCCTCCCGGTAGGCCATGTTGATCTCGGAGCGGGTGAGCCGCATGGCATTCTTATAGCTGCTTCGGTACTTCCCTTGCCCTGGATTGAATGCCTTGGCATTCTTGGATAGCACTAGGTTGCCGTGCTTATCCCTAACCCTCCTGAATAGCTTATCAGGGTCAACTAGAAAAGAGCGCAATTCCTTGGATAGCACCTGAGCCGATTTCCCGTCGCCAAGCCCGATGTCTAACCCTAATTCCATCTGTGCTTTAAACTGGTCTGCATATCGCCATATCCGCTTCGACAGGTCGAGCCCATCCACCTTACGCTTCTGGAAGGCACTCAACGCGCTCAGGTTCCTATCCTGAAACTTCTGTAGGGTCTTCTTCGATAGCCTGGAGGTATTCAGGATGTGGTTCAGGAACTCATCATTCTTCTTGCAGGCGTATAGCCACTCACGCTCGCTACCCTGAACAACCACCGCCTGCATACGGCTGGCGAGGTTGTTCACGATCTGCTGGGCCTTGGCGTTGGCGCTGGGGTAGTCGGCAAGGCTAAACGGCTTTTCTGGGTCTATCCTGAGGCGATCACCCAGCAGGGCGAAGTCGTCCACCGCCTGCTGGTAGATGGTATCGATAGCCCTCAGGTACTCCTCCGTCTGCTTGTAGTGGTTTACATCGAAGCCCTGAATCGAAAAACCCGTTTTATTTGCCTTTTTAGCCACTATTTTCTTTCGCTGTAGTATTTACACTCCTTTAGCCACGTTCCCACTTTAGCGCCCCTTGGATTGCTCTCTGTGTGGCTGCAATCGGTTAGGTGATTCTCTGATTTGCCGCTGTTGTAAGCGCATGTCAGACAATCAACCTTAGGTAGTGTTCTATTTTTTCCCTTCATAATTACGCGGGGGTTGGCTCGAATACGCTGAATGAGCTTCTGCTCGACTCCTCCGTCTTGTACTGCTCGTAGTCCTCATCGGGATTGTTTGTTAGCCCTGCCTTCTGGAATGATGCTTTCTGCGACATCACCGGGTTGCCCCCGTTGGCATCCTGCCAAATCTTGATCTCGGCGGCCTCGTCCACGATCATGTAGGGCACAATCTCGGGCTCTACGAACAGATCCTCTGCCGCGCTGCCCAGCTTGGCGTTGAACTTGCCGATGTAGGCCTTGATGATGTTCAGCCTGCGCTGCATATACTCATCCAGCACCTCCTGATGATCTGCCACCTTGAGGTGAGCGTCCATAAATAGGAGTTTTAGCGCGATGCCTGAAATAGCACCAATCCCCTTCAATGACTCGAAGCTGATGTCTGGGGTTTGGGTGATGGTGTATATCATCCTTAGTAGGGTTTCAATCTCGAGCTTAACGGCCTCGGGGGCATTCTGCCACGACAGGTAGGAGGCTTCCGAGTTCTCGTCGCCCTCAATTATAGCTCCGCTCTCACCCTTCTTGCTAAAGCCCGTGATTTGCCCCTTTACGAAAATCTTCGGAGCAGCGTGGTAGTCGTTGGTGTCGGCGAAGTTCGATAGCAGCTTCTCCAGCCTGTCGATCAGGTTCTGAACATCGGCCCACTCCACCTGTGGCTGGTGGGCGTACACTATGGGAATCTTGCCAATCTCGATCTTTTTGGGGTATCCCTCCACCAGCTCGAAGCCGTTTGACCCCTGCACCCAAAGGTATATTAGGTTGCTGGTGTAGGTCTCGAAGTGCCTCACCTCCTTACCCTCCACGGTGACGGTGAACTCGCGCGAGAAGGCGATGAGGTCGCCATGCTCATCGAAGTAGGGGTAAAGGCTATGCCCTAGCAGGGGCGAGAATATGGCGCAGCGTAGCTTGTGCTTGCTCTCGAAGCCGTAGGTCTTATTCTTGCGCTCCACGGGGTACCACACCTCAGCCACCTCGGTGCAGCTGAACAGGTTACGCCCTACCCTTCGGTTAAGCGATTTCGATTTCACGTCGTAGAGCACCCGTTTCAGGGCTTTCAGCACATCCTCCTGGCTCTTATCTTCAGGCTCAGCGTTCAGCTCCACAGGATTCCCAAAGGCGAACGCCACCGCTCGCTTCACAATAAGCTTCTGTAGGGCTATGGCCACCCGAGCCACGGGTTCCAATCGGTAGCCCGTTGGGGAATCCGATCCCCCCATCACGTTCACCGTGTTTTCGGTAGGCTGAAAATCGGGGTCATCCGGATCAATCTTGACCTTCTTGTCCGGTCGCTTGATGCGATTGAACACGTCGTGCTGGAGGGGGTCAAGCTGCTTGGCGGCAATCTCAGCCGCAGCCCCATCCACCACTTTACCCTTCTTCAGCTTCTCAATTATGGTGCTGTAGGAGGTATCCTCGCCCCCTTGCTGTATCAGCTTCTCAATCTCATTCATGGCTTATAGTTGTTTTAGAATACTCCACTCAAATCCTTGGCGCGACTCACCGCCTTACCTCTCCACTCCACCGTTCCGGTC